TCTTTTTTGCAGTTTCTTTGATGTTCCAACGACCATGAAGGATGTCTTTGACCCACCACTTATCACGATCTATCTTGACAATGGCTATAGCAGTCTCATCTAACCTGGAGCGTTTAAGATTTCGCTCTTGTTCGATAGCTTCAAAGCCAGCAGGGTCGATAGCAATAACAAAATTACCTTCTTCTGGCTCATCATCAACCTTAAACCATTCTTCTTTAAAGATACCACCTGAACCTGTCTCAAAAGAAGCCTCAAATTCTTGTCTAAACGACATAGAGGACATTGTTTTTCTTGCAGCTTCAATTTCTTCTTCAGGTAGGAACGGATTATCTGTACTGTTAAACTGAAACGCATCCCAGTCATCATCCTCTAAAGCATCAGTATAAATGTCATAGAAATGATTTTTACCTGCGGGTGTACCAATCATTACGCACTCACCTTTGACATCAGCCAAAGTTGGTCTTAAAATCTGTTCCCACACAACTGGCTTCATAGAAGCGTACTCGTCAAGAACTAAAAAAGACAAACCAACACCACGCAGCGTATCTGGTCTATCTGATCCTTTTAAATAAATCTTGCGACCATTAATTAAAGTTAAAACCGCAGTATTTTCATGTGCCTGGGCAATAAGGTCTTTGCCTAAGTCTTTAAGCATCGCCCACATAATGTCTTTAGCTTGTTGAAAGGTAGGTGCGACATAAAACACATCTTTGCTTTCAGACTGTATGGCTTTAATTAATAATAACCAAGCAGAAAGGTAGGACTTTCCAAATCGTCTACCAGCAGCAACTACTTTAAATCGTTTATTGGAGTGAAATATTTTTAACTGAGCTGGGTGTAGGTCTATGTTTAATTCTGCCATTATGCAGCAACCACCTTTGTTTGTTGTTTTAGACCTTGAAGTATGTGAACTATGACATCAACAGTCCAACCATTACCTAAAGCTTTATAGCGTTGTGTGTTAGATACACCCTCTGTATAGTTATCAGGCAAGGTTTGTAATCTTTCACATTCGATTGGAGTAAGTTTTCTATATGTTGGACCATCAACAACAACATTGTCTTTTTGAACTGTAGTTAATGTGCCTGTTTTTTCATCTAGTCTAGGCTCTAATCTTTGTTCTATTTTAAGATCAGGATTGTAGTCATCTCTTTTGCCTGTTTTTGGATTTATTTTTCTACCAACAATGCGACCACAAATTGGTTCTTCAATATTAAACCTTCCTCCAAGTGTGGCACTTAGAGCTACCATCTTACCTTCTGCTGAATAAACCCTATCTTGTTGATATGTTTGTGTTCCATCTTCCTTTTTAGGATTTACACATAAAACTTTAGCAACACTACTAGCTATAACAGTTGGTGCTTTATACTCAGGGTTGTAAACACGATCAGCCATATCGTATCTACCATCTCTTATTTCAAACTCAGTTATTGAGGCATCAAACTCATCTGTTTTAATATTTAAAATAGCTTTAAGGTCAAACCAATGATGTTCAGAAGGAATACAGAAAAACTCGCTACCAACTTTTCTAAAGTAATGTTCAACTGTAGAAAACTTATCGTTTAATTCTTCTGCGACTTGTTTTTTGTTTTTCTTGCTATTTGCTAAAGCATTTAAAAGACAATGCTGCAAACCTTCAATATCTACTTCATGCTTTCTGACCTTAACTTTTTCAGGAACAATTAAGACTTTAGGATGTGTATTACCTCCACCCATAGTATTAAGCGTTGGAGATTTTCCACTATCAGCATAAACTCTTTTTAAAGAATCGTGACCATTAACATCTGTCGCTGTTGCAGCGTGATGACATAAAGCGTTTTCATTAAAGTCTTTTAATTCACAAGGTCTTTTTACAAAACTAGATATTTGTCCTTTATACATTGTTGCATTAAGACACCTAGCTTTATCATCAGGAGTTTTAACTAAATCACCTCTAACTCGCCCACACCACTCATTGTTTAAATATTGCGGTGGCTCATGGTAAGGTAAATCTTCAAGAACATCTTTTAGCAATATGCCTTTATCTTCAGGTTGTCTAACTCCAGGTATGTTTGTCCAATACAACCTTTTACGATTTTGGGCGGAAAGAAGTGAACTATTAATCATTACAGGCTCTACACCTAAATGCTCAGTAATAACATCTTGATACTCTTGCTTCATCATCACATTCTCAAGCAGAAAGTAATCAGGCTTACATTCTTTTAGCAGTCTTACAAATTCAAAGAATAAGGCACTTCTAGGATCATCAAAGTTAAGCTGCTTACCAGCAAATGAAAATCCCTGACATGGACTCCCTCCCATAAGCAAATTCACATGAGGTAAGTCATCAGCCACGACCTTAGTCACATCACCTAACTGTACTGTTAATGGATGATTCTTTCTCGTAATCTGTTTAGGATATTTCTCTATTTCACTAGCCAGGTAAATACGAGTTGAGATACCAGCCTTTCTAAGAGACTCTTGACCGCAACTTATACCATCAAATAAAGATAAAACGACATCTAGGTCGAACTTGGGTTCGCTCATTCTTCAGCTACATTTACTATTATTTCATCGTCATCTTTCTCCTCGACCTCAACCAAATCCTCGCCAGGTGTCACATCAATAGACTGCTGTATTGAATCTAGGGAAGCAACATTAATAATGACTTGGGAATCGTTCTTTACTCTATTGGGATCAATCGCTTTGTGTACAGGCAAGATTCTGTCCATACACATCTTCAGGCAATGCACATCTCCATCCATAGCTTTCTCGATGACCTTGTTGACTATCTCAGGTGCTTTAGCAGACATTACCTCTCTTGCGAGGGCGGTATATTTGTTTTCGCTGCCTTTTGGTCTACCGTGTGGATTAAGAGGTTTCATGCCCTTTTTAAAGGCTGGATTTCCTCTAGGTTTCTTCTCTTTCGACATTCTTTATATTATACCAAGTGCCAGTTTTTATCTAAAAAAGGTATTGACTATGCTATGCAGTTTTTTGGAATTTGGTTTTTTGTGGTTGGGGTTGTAAATTTAAAGTTACTGAGCGATCAGGTGAGCCTCCCCCTGGCAAGTGATCACATAGCGTAGATTTAGGCGACTTTCTGACTGTTTAAGCTGTAAGGCATAGCATAGCGTAAAGGTTTGAGGGTTAGTGTTCTTTATCTGTATGAGATAAGGAACAACTTACCAATTGAATTAGAACCAAAGATAAATAAAAGAAGGATAGCAAATTTTTTAACTATTAATTTGTAAGGTCCATTGATTAAATACCCTTGTGTATTTCCCTATGTATATTTTTATATATTCTATTGTGTAATTTGGATTTAGGCGAGTTTCTGGCATTAGGTTTAAAGCTCTTATAAAGTGATCTCTTAGCTTACTGTGTAGTAACTGCTGCGACTATTAATATTGTTCTATGTATTGAGTAGGGTTTAAGCGAATATTGGCAACAGTAACAATTGCTAATATTAATTATTTATATAAATAGGTATATACAATTCTATACAATACTATATAATATATATATGGTATAGCGACAAGCCATTAAATTGTCGGAGGATATAGGAAATATTATGAAAAGATTTAAGACTAAAGCACAAGCACAAAAGTATTTAGATTCGCAAACTGTAAACGGATATGACTATGGATTAAGAATCTATTTAGTGCCAATGAAGTATCGCAAAGGCAGACATAAGATAAAGCCTTATGCTGTTACTAGTTACATTCAATGGATTAATTTTGGTTATTAAGGAGAATAAATAATGAAAAAAATTACTAAAGCAACAATAAAAAGTTTTATTAAAAAGAATAAAAACGATCTATATATTAAAACTAAAGATAGATTCAATGGCATGATTGACATGGTAGATGATTGCCAAGATCAAACTATAAGAAAGGTGACTTCAACAGATGATCACAATGATTATAATTTTGGTATTAAAGGTGCTTGGTTTGTTGGATCATCTAGGGATTATTTTAATATTGCTGAGTTTGGACAATTTAAAGGTTATGAGGTTTATAACTGTGTTGGAACTTTTTACTTATTAGTTAAGGAGAATAAATAATGTTTGAATTATTTGATAATGAAACTAAAGAAATGAAGTCTTTTTGTGAAGATAATAATTTTGTCGCTTATCATAGTGGAGGAGGTTGTTATCATTACATGCTAAATGACTCTATTTACACATGGCTAGTAAATGACTTTAATGAACATGAATCTGTACCAAAATCACCTAATGATTTAATAATGGGGGGTTTATGGTTAGATAATGTTTGGGATGAATACGATGATTTAATTGGTGGTAATGCTATTTTTCCAAGAGATAACATAATTAAACATTTAAAAAGTTTAAACATGCAAAATGTTTATTTAGATGATCATGGAAATATTAACACTTGGGATATTAAATTTGTTGACATGATCCCATTAATGAAAAAAATTAACAATGAGATTCAAAAAATCTTAGATAAAGAGAATAAGATAAATAATAGGCAAATTCGTATTGATTATTTAAAAGGTTATAAAGATACAACACCTAAATATTTTTTAATAAATGATCTTATTGAATGGATGGATAAAGAACATTTAGATAAAGTCATAAAATTAAGAATTGGTGATGGTTTTAAAATTATTGGAGTGACTGATTTAGTCTATGTTGAACGAACTAAATAATATTAAGGGGTAGCGTAACAGCTACCCTTTTTTTATGCCTAAAAGCATTTATAAAGTGTTTTTAGTCGTAAGATAAAATAATAATATAAGGAGTAATATGGAAACTAAAAAAATATGGGAACTAAAAGAGGGTGAAAGGGTTAAATTTCCTAAAACCCATAAAAGGAAAATAAGTTATTCAGATGGAGATAAATTTATTGATGATGTTTTTATTGATAGATACCCAAGTTTTTTTCTTGATAATGTTGCAAATCATGTTGGCACAGTTTCAAGTGTTGATAAAAGAGATAATTACAATGAATTAATTGTTTGTATCAAATTAGACAAGCATTATGAAGATTTAGACGAATGGGATAATCAATTGGAGTTTTATGGTTCGATTGGTAATGATGATAATTTAATTGAAGATTATGACATGGAGGTTATAAATAATGACTAATTTAACCGAAAAACAAATAATTACAATTCTTAAAAATAAAGCAATAGACACTTGTACAGATGATGAAAGAAAACAAGTTATGAAATTTGCTTTTGGAGATGATTACATAAAATCAAATGATAAAGGAAAGAAAAAACTTTATAAGGAGAATAAATAATGGTTAATGATAAAAGCAAAATTTCAGATATAGGATGGCATGGCTATATAGATGGAACTGATTTACCGTGGCAAATAGCCATAACTAGATATTTGAGAGAGGATGCCGAAATTAAAAAGCATACTAATGGAGAATCTATTTATTTTGATGATGTTGATTTGGTTGTATTGGATCAAACTGTTATGTCTTTAAGTCCAAGAGGAGACAAAGAAAACGAAACAGTTGGAGACATGAAAAGAGCTATTTTAAAATCGGCAGCAATTAAATAATCAAGCGATCAAAATTTAAAACAATATCAATTTGTCCAGGTATATCTATATCTATACTTAAGCGATCCATTTTCTAAAACGGAGGAAAAACTGTTTTTACGAGTGGCTAATTTCATTTTGTAAAACCCTACAGAAAGCGTTTTTACGAGTGGCTAAATTCATTTTATAAAACTTCTGCAAAACTGTTTTTACGAGTGGTCAAATTCATTTATTTAATTATTTAGTATAGTATTTGCTATACAATGATGCTAAAATATATATTAATGACAACAACAAGGGAGCATAAGCAATGAAAACATTTAATGAAGTTTACACAGCCTGGCATGATCGCAAGAAAAAGAATTGGACCAATGAATCGGCAGTTGTCTCTAACTCTTTAATGACTAATCATGTAATTGCAGCAATAGGCAATAAGCCAATCAACACAATAAAGCCTAAGATGATTGATGAGCTGCTTGAGTCTATGGATGATAAAGGTTATGTCGCATCTAGGAAGAAAGTACACTCTAAAGTTGCTAGTGTGTTTAACCTGGCTATAAGAAATGGTTTGATTGACTACAACCCATCATCTGCTATTGATACATCATTCTATAAGACTAAAGCATCTACTCCTAGAGCAACATCTATCAAGCCAAAGGATATAAGTAAGATTTTAAAGATCCTTAACAATAGCTATCATCATTTACAGACTTGGCAAGTTACATTGGCATCTAAGTTAATGCCTTACATGATGTCAAGACCTATTGAGGTTTGCGGTTTGTTATGGAGTGAGGTCAACTTTGAGGATAAAGTGATCTTTATCTCTAAGGATCGTATGAAGTCAGACAGAGACCATCAAATACCAATGTCTAGGCAAGTGTTTGATTTGCTGAAACAAGCTGAGACTCATCGTGAGAATAGCGAGTATGTCTTTCCTAGTCCAAGAGGTGGAGGTCATATATCTACTCGTTCAATATTGTTAAGGATGAGAAGGGCAGGAATTAAGACTAACGAACTAACTACTCATGGTTGGAGATCAATGGCATCTACCAGGCTAAACGAGGGCATCGACTCTAAAGCGTTTGATAAAGACA